TCCGTGTGTGGTGTTAAACCATACGTCCGCGCAACGACAAATCCAGACAGTGAAAGTTGGGTAGCCGAGTTCATTGCTTGGTGGATCGATCAAGAAACAGGATACCCTATTCCTGAACGCGGTGGAGTGGTTCGTTGGTTCATTCGAGTCGCCGAGGCGATTGTGTGGGCGGACAGTCGGCAAGAACTTATCGATAAATACGGCAAACCTGATCTTCCGGATGACCATGAGGACCAGGTCCGTCCAAAGTCAATGACTTTCATTCCTGCTAAGTTATCCGACAATAAAGCATTAACAGATGCTGATCCGGACTACAAGGCTAACTTGATGGCACTGACAAGGGTGGAGCGAGAACGACTACTTCATGGAAACTGGAAAGTCCGGACTGTGACCGGTATGTATTTCAAGAGAAGTGAATGTACTATTGTGGATACCGTACCGGACGACCTTGTCAAATTGGTCAGGGCATGGGATCTTGCTGCTACTGAACCAAGTGAAGCAAATAAAGATCCAGATTGGACAGCTGGGGTATTGATTGCAGTTCGTAAGAATGGTAAATATATTGTTTTGGATTGTATACATGAGCGATTCAGAAGTGCTAAAGTACGTGAGCTGGTTAAACGGGTGGCAATAAATGATTCCAGAAGAGTTAAAGTTCATATGGCAATCGATCCGGGGCAAGCTGGTAAGGAACAAGGTGAAAGTTATACCAAAGAATTAGCAGGATTCAGCATTACCACAGAGCGAATTTCGGGTGATAAGGTTACTCGTGCTGAGCCCTTTTCTGCACAATGGCAAGCAGGTAACGTGGATGTTCTTCGAGGTGTTTGGAACGAGGCTTACTTTTCAGAGCTGGAAGCCTTCGGTTTAGGTACTAGCCACGATGACCAAGTAGATGCCTCGGCTGATGCTTTCAATGCCTTGGCAACGAATAACCTTTCCACTTGGATGAATCTCGGACGCGGTTGATCCGTTCACGACATTCTGGACAGCGCTGAAGCAATTCTTTTAGTGATGCCTTATGATGACTACTTATTCCAAAAATAATCTAAAATAATTCAAAATAAAGGATCAATTACTAATAACCCAGTAAATAATACAAATATATAATGGAAAGGTCTACTTGTATCAATCCGGAGCAATCCCTTATGCAACAATCACCGCCGAAAAGTAAGAGCGTAGTTAGAACTGCCAAAACTGCAACCAATCAGGATGCAAAAGCACGCGCCAAAGCAGGTAAAAGTAGTACCGCTGACAGTTTCGTAAACTTCCAACATAATCTAGGCATCGGCGCTGACAATGCCATGAGCTCTTCTTCGTACGGTTTCAATCCTGTAACCCGTAACCGCACTCTTTTAGAATGGGTACATCGGGGATCATGGTTGGGCGGCGTTGCCATCGACGTAGTGGCTGATGATATGACCCGTGCAGGTATTGACATACATGGTGAAATGAAACCTGAAGATATCGCCCGTTTATCTGAAGTCGGCGTTAATTTGAATATCTGGGGCGTATTAAATGACACAATTAAATGGGCACGTTTATATGGTGGCGCAATTGCGGTTATATTGATAGATGGTCAAGATCCAGAAACACCGTTACGACTGAACACCATTCGCAAAGACCAATTCTGTGGACTATTAAGTCTAGACCGCTGGATGGTTGAACCAAGCCTGAATGATCTTGTTACCGATTATGGTCCAAATCTAGGACTTCCAAAATTCTACACTGTTACAGCTCAGGCACCTGCATTGTCAAGTATGAAAATTCATCATAGTCGCTGCATCCGGTTAGAAGGTATTCGTTTACCTTACTGGCAACGCCTAATGGAAAATCTTTGGGGTCTATCGGTCATCGAACGTTTGTATGATCGTATGATTGCTTTTGATTCAGCTACCACTGGTGCCGCCCAATTGGTTTACAAGTCTTACCTGCGCACGATGAAGATTAAAGATTTGCGTGAAGTAGTTTCCATGGGCGGTGAAGCTTTGAACGGTGTTACTAAATATGTAGACATGATGCGCCGATTCCAAGGGATAGAGGGTATCACCCTGATTGATGCCGAAGATGATATGACTGCTGATTCTCATAGTGCGTTCGGCGGTTTGTCAGACGCATTGTCCCAATTTGGTCAGCAGTTGTCCGGTGCGTTACAAATTCCATTGGTTCGGTTGTTCGGTCAGTCACCGATGGGATTCAGTACCGGTGAAACCGATCTACGTAATTATTATGATACTATCAATCAACAGCAGGAAAAAGAATTACGAGTAGGAATAACAAAAGTCTATCGCGCCATGGCGGCATCTGAAGGGATAATTTTTCCAGAAGGTACCCGGATTAGTTTCCGTTCATTGTGGCAAATGTCGGATGAGACCAAAGCTGATGTAGCTGGCAAGGTTGCTGATACTGTATCCAAAGTAGAAGAATCAGGTTTGATTGATAGGGCGACTGCCTTAAAAGAGTTGCGCCAGTCTTCAATAGTAACAGGCATCTTTACAAACATAACAGATGAGATGATTGCCGAGGCTGAAGCTGCCGGACCACCGTCTGGTGAAATTCCACAAGGTGGCGAGCAACCGGAAGTTGATATTGAAAAGCCTGTTCGTTTGAATTAATCATGCTAACTAAAGATGATTTGTCAGATAGAGAATTAAGACGCAAGGCGAAAGAACGGTTTGCTGTGGCAAGTCGTTTGGAAGCTGAATACCTGCGTTCTTTGCGGCAGCTTACTCGTCAGATAGATCATATCGTAAAAGGAATGGCTCCTGGAGGAGTTGTTCGTAATTCTATAGAGTTGCAAAAGGTATTACGTGACTATGCCAAGACCATTGAACCTTGGGCAAGAAGTGTAGCTGAAAAGATGGTTACCCGCATTGCCCGGAAAGATGAATTTGCTTGGATTGAGATGGGCAATCAAATCGGTAGGAATTTGCGCAAAGAGATTCAGGAAGCACCAACTGGCTTTATGTTGCAAGAATTCTTGAACGAGCAGGTAAGATTGATAACCAGTTTACCAACTGAAGCAGCTGACCGTGTTCACAAGTTGACATTAGAAAACTTGATTACCGGTGCAAGGGCTGACCAGATAAAGCGTGACATATTGCAAACCGGTGAGGTGGCAGAAAGTCGAGCTCAATTAATTGCCCGAACCGAGATTGCCAGAACTGCATCGGGGCTCACTATGGCGCGTGCTACACATGTAGGATCTACGCATTATGTGTGGAGAAGCTCGATGGATGGAACAGTGCGTGAAAGCCACAAGAAAATGAATGGAGCTGTTGTCCCATGGAAATATGCTCCTGAAGTAGATCCAGGAAAACACTATCATGCTGGAATGTTTCCAAACTGCAGATGCTGGTGTGAACCTATTTTAACTAACGATTAATACGAGGAGAAATAACTATGGGATTTGCAAATTTAACTGATCCAAACTATAAACTTAAAACTGATGCATCTGGTAATGTAGTGGATATTGTCGCTTCAAGTGGTAAACAGGCTATGATGCTTACAGCCCAGCTAGATAGCAATGGTGTTCCTACTGGTGGAATCATGGTTAATGAAGATTTGTTTAGTGCAAGTGCCGCAACAAATGCAGCATACTTTAACTACGACGTCAATGGAAATTTAATAGGGCTTGAAACCGTCGCAGGTGTAGCCGTATCAGGTGCCGCACCAGCTTACACCTGGGCTGGCAAGCCAACGGCAGCAACTGGTAATGCTGGCAGTATCATACGCATTACTGACATTGGCACATCATCCTTTGGCAGCTTGTGGCAATCTAATGGCACAAATTGGTATCCGCTTAATGGTAGGGCTACTATACTGCGGAATTTCGGTACACTAGTCGCACCCTTAGGTACATACACTGGGGGAACAGCAGGAGCTATAACATCGTCAGGTGGTAACCTGCCAATACAAGCTAACGTATTATCTTCAGGCATGCAATTAAAAGTCGCAGCATGGTTTCATCGTAGAGGTGCGACGTCTACTGCCAATCTAAATGTTCGCTTAGGTACAACTGGCACATCTGCCGACTCTTTGTTATTTAACCTTCAGTTTACGGCGACTGATTTGAAGGATGTTCGTGTCGATACAGATGTATTTATCACTAACTCAACGAACCTTATGACTGACCTTTGGCTACCACCACAAGGGCAAGGCGTATCAGGTATTGCGACGAAAACAACAAACATAAATACGGCGTCAGTAATGTATATATCCTTTGATGTGTCCGCTGCTAACTCCGCAGACGCTTTTGATTTGATTGGTTACACTGTAGCTTTGGAGTATTAAATATGGCTATTTATTACTTCGATAGTAATGCTACAGGGGCTAACAATGGCACAAGCCCCGTAGATGCCTTTACAACTCTGAACATGATTAACAATAATTTCGTAGGGCACCTAACATCTGCACAGCTGCCTGCGGGGTCTACGCTATATTTTGCAAGAGGGTCTTTATTTTCAATTGTAGATAATATCGTACTCCATAACTACATAGATTTATCCATGCTGATTAATGGCGCTTCTGGCAGTCCTATAATCATGACCGCCTATGGCTCTACCAGCTTACCTTTGCCCAAGTTCAAATATACCATGCAGCCGTCTGCGGGGGATTGGGTATGGGATGCAACTAATAGTGCGTGGTATTTAACCACTACAAACAACATTGCAGTAGGAGGTTTTGGATTAATAATAAATGGTGCTTACATTCCTCTAATTGGACACTTCGCTGCAGGTTCAGACGTTCCTAGCTTGCTGACCTCAACTATAGGTACTAACGGTCTGACTGCGAATACATTGCGCTTTATGATACCGACTGGATCTAAAACTTTGTATATTGCT